AGGTTTTTAATATCCTGAAGCAGCGTTTCTAAGGCGCTGAGTCTGCCTCGAGCATACATCAGTTGGTCAACCGTTTCAACCCCATAGCAAAGATGGTCTTTGATATCTTTAATTGATCTATTAATTACATTAACAATCTGTTCTTTAGTGTGATAATCAAGCATCAATTTCTTTTTAGTGCTATTTTGTTTTTACCTTTTTTAAGTAACATAAATCCATAATTATTTACTATAATTCTTAAAATTAAATCTATATTGAATTTAGGATAATCGTCAAATATAAATACTGTTCCTGCATGCGATCTTTCCCCAAAGAAGATTACTTCTTTAATAACATCAACTGTTTTATGTGGACCATCGAAATGAACAAGATCATATTTGTTTTTAATTTTCTTTTTTCTATCTCTGTAAATAGGCACACCATCAAAAAACCTATTCATAAATTCATCATCACCAAAAGGAAACAAAGTAAAATTTGAGTAATCTAAATCTTTTAATAATTGTAATTTCATATCATTTGTGTAATCACAAGTGTATGAACCAGTATCATCATAATGTTGATAGTCTAAATTACCATAAGGATCTATTCCAATATGCCAATGTTTTTTGTGTTTAAAGCTATCAAGAATAATTTTAGAACCTTTTCCTTCTCTAACACCTATTTCTGCAGTAAATAAATCGTCAGTATCTAATGTTTGACAAGCTTCTTGAAGTATTTCGTATTCTGTACTATCCCCTTTTATCATTAGGGTTTTATAGACTAGTTGTAAGGAAAGTAAATACTTTTTATTTTGCCTTGTGCTTGAAGTTTTTTTAGGTCACCCTTGCTTACTTTAGAGTAATCTATTTTATCATTTTTACGCTTACCATAAAGCCAAGTCCATGACCATGAAGTTAAAGCAGTTGAATAATGATATATTTTTTTTACAAACCAAGTTATCATTATATTTTTTGCATCTCTGGATTATTTGATAGAATGTTTTTTTCTGCTCTAGGTCTAGCTATAGAATCTTTACTTCTTTTTCTTAGTTGAGCAATAGCAGATTCTTTCATCTGTTTTTCTTTTTTAAGTTTTTGTAGATCTCTTTCTAGATTCATTTTTTATCCTTATTCATTCCACCTCTAAAAATTTGAGTACCCTTTATACCATATATGCTCGCCACTACAAGGATCCACAAATTTGTGAACCATGCCGGGAGCTGCGAGAACATCTCGAAGAACAATTTTACTTTGTCCATCGCTGTCGGATCATCCGATACGACTGCCCAAGCCAAAATTGCTATGGGCAAACTTAAAATTATCAAAACTGCCTCGTCCTTCCAGTCTGATTGTCTGGCTTCTAAAAGTTTTCCTTGGTAAGCTTCTTTTCCTTCGGCCATACGAGACGCATGCATTAATTGTGCATCTGACATTGCTATTTTAGTTCTTTGTTTATTAGCGTAAATTTTTGATCCTGCAGAGACTGCAAGTTTAATAGCTGATAACCACATTATCTGTTACCTCCTCTTTTTTTTGCCCTAGCAATCTCAAGCTTCTCTTCTGCAATTCTAATTCTTTCTGCTGCTTGATCTTCGTTGTTTTCTAGTTTCATTTTTTCTAAATCAATTCTTTCATCCATTTCATTTTCTCTAATCTCATTAGAGTTCATATCTTGATCTGCTCTTCTTTGAATATCTACTGCTTTAAGATCTAATTCTCTTTCTTTTAATGCAACTAGTGGATCTTTCTGTTGGCCCATAGATTCACTCTTAGCAAGTTGAGTAGTTATCTCTGCAACTCTTTGAGCAATCATAGATTCCATTCTTATTTGTGCTGCTTCTGGATCTTGTTGTAGCATTTGTTGTAAATTAGGATCTTCCTGTACCATAGCCCCAACTTCTCCTTGAGCTTTTAATGAAACGTGCTCAGATATGTGTGCTTGTAGAGCTGAATATACTTGAGGATTAATTTGAACCATTCTAGTTTGCATAAATGCTACATGGGCTGTGATATGTGCATCATGATCCTGTTGTGGAAATGCTTTTAATGGTTTTTGCATAATAGATTCCATATTTTCTGTTGCAGGATCTTTTGGCATTGGTTTTTCTTGTGGAATAAGTAATTGATCTATATCTTGAGTCCCTAATGCTTCGTATACTCTACGATATGCCTCTCTCAAGTTGTGCATCATAGGATTTGACATAGCAATCTTTAAATTTTCGTTAGCAAGCGTTACTCTTTGTGCCATACTCATGATATTAGGGTCGGCAACCGGTATAACATCTACTCTATCATCAAAATCAGTTTGTTTTACTGCTTGATCTGCACCATATACTGAATATGGGTAAATAGGAGGTAGATATGTACCAAATACTTTTGATAATAGTCTAAATTCTCTACGCATTGAGTAGTAACATCGCTTGTGTATTGCGCTCATGACCCTCGAACCACGTTCTAATAGCGAAACAGTTGTACCAACAGCTCTATTTTGCATATCATTACCTGTATCCATGTTAGTAATCGCTGCAAACTTCTGTCCTGCTTGAACGACAAAGCCCATTAGTTGGTATAATGTAGCTGATGGTTCCTTAAATGGTAAAATTTGAAACTGATCTTTGATATTACCCCCAGGTGCATCTACATCTCTAAACTCTCCTGGTTGAAATGGTTGGTCATCATCTCTAATTCTTATACCTCTAGACTTAAATCCTGCTGGTAAGTTAGATAACGTACCTGCATCAAGTAATTGTCTTAAAGACTGTGTAGCAGTTCTAGATAATCCACCTATCATGTGAGTTAACCCAAAACCATAAAATCCTAATCCTGGTAAAAATTTAAAATGTACAAAGTATTCTTTTCTTTTTTTAGTCTCATCAGTCATATCGTAGTTACGATAGATAGATAAAACTTCTCCTGAACCTTCGTCTATAGTTATAATGTAGGGAACCTTAACTTCTTTTTCTGAATTAGTGTTTTCGAATTCCTCTAAGTTACAATCAACATGCATCTCAAGAACTGAGTATGAATACTGTTTATCTGTTGAAGGGGTTACACCTTCTAGCTCTTGATATTTTTTTTCAATTTCTGTAGGGCCTGCTGCAGTTGGTTTTAATTCAACATCTCTATAAAATCCTGCTGCTTGTTTTTTAAGGATCTCATTTTCTCCCATTTTAATTACATGAGTAATTCTTTCACATTCCATTAAATCTGTTGCATAATATGGAACCACTAAATCTTCTGCAGGAATAAATTTTGATACAGCTCTTTGCATTACCTCATCATAGTAAACTTTTTTAAATGCAGATCCTGCTAGTGCTAAATAAAATAATAATTGATCAAACTCTGGAGTGTACTCTTCCATTTCTTCTGTGATCATGTAGTTCATAAAATCTTGCACTCTTTTTGCTTGATTCATTTTTTCATTATCTTCTACCCCCAGAACTCTTGTTTTAACGGGCCCCGAAGATGGAAGTAATTCTTTATAGGCTTGTGCTTGAAATGATGTAACTGCTTCTGATAATAGTGGATGAGTCACGGATGCCGAACCTTTAAAAGGTCTAGTCATCTCAGTATGTTTAATTCCAAGAAGATCTAAATTACTAGTATATGAAGTTTCCCAATCTTTTCTAGATACTCTATCTTTTTTATAATCATCTAATAGTTGATTTGACATTCTTTGAAGAGTCTCATCAGACATGTCTTCCGCAAGATTCTTAAAAAATTCTTCAGTTTCGTTGACGGCTTCTTCTACTGTTGTAGATTCTTCACCTTCAATTTCAACATCAACTTCTTCTGAATCAGGAGTTACAACTTCCTCTTCAATTGCTTTGTCAATTTCAGCCATGTTTAAATTTAATAAAGTTTAGTGGGTTTACTTCTCGCCATTCCACCACCACGAGCTTTTACCATTGTTCCTTTTTTAAATAGAGGTTTATCAAATGTAAATCCAAACAAACCAGGTTTGTCACTAGTTGTTTTTTTACTTACACTATTTCTTTTTAATGATCTAGATTTATCCATTGCAGTTTTATAAGCTTTTTTATCAGAATAAGTTACACCTTTAGATTTAATTGATCCATCAGATAAAACATTAATCGACTTTGGATTTAACTCACTAACTTTTTTTCCACCTTGAAAAATTCCAGAGTTTTTAGCATTTGTGCTTATAAATTTAGTTTTATCATTACCAACTCCAGTATTCACACCTTTTTTAATTACATCACCTGTTTCAGTAACTTTAAGTAAAGGGAATTTATCCTTACCCCCTACAGCTGATTTTAAAAATTTTTTTGATGTTTTAGGTTTTACAAATGATTTTCTAAACTCAGCAGTCTTACCTACAACATTACTTGATCCAGAAGCTTTAGTCCCTAGCATTCCTAACTTAGATGCACCTAATAATGCTGCACCCGCTAAAAGCATCTTATTTCTTTTTCTTGATTTTTTTGACATGTCTTTTCTCCTAATTAATAATATACGTATTTACGTTCTTTATAACTTTCGACCTCATCCTCGTCAGCATAAGTAGTTACAAAAGAACCTTGTCGATATCTTAACATAGCTTGGGTGGT